TAAGTCTGGAACGCCTACTGTCGTCAATTGAGACGACGTTCCTATGCTGCCATAGCCGCGAGTATTTTTAGCCATATCTAAATCCATCTCAATCTTAAAGAGGTTTCCAACCTACCGCCAACGCCACCCACCGTCAAGCGGGTGTAAGTTTGGCGAGCGCGTAGCGCCCTCAAGGCGCGCAGCGCGAGCGGGGGGTAGTTCCCGTAGGGAACAGGGGGGGAACTTCCGTATCCAACTTCCGTGAAAACATTGTTTAAAATCAATAAGTAAACAACACTTAGAATTACGGAAGTTACCACTACGGAAGTTGCCGACTTCCGTAAGCATATAAATCATTGTTCTTGCTCCACATTTTCACGGAAGTTGCCGTTTTGACTTACGTTAGACTTCCGTAAATTATCTGTGCCATTTTGATACATATTATTCACTTTTAGGCCCTTAATTTTTTTATCAGTGTCTCTAATTTCGACAGCCCAGAGCCCCATGTCTACAAATGCGCTTGCAACCAAAAGAGCATGTTGGTCACTCTTGATTCGTTTTTTAAGAACTTTAGAAAGACCTCTGGCGGCATATCTTGGCGTGAATTTATTTTGTGACGCCAGAGACCACGGCTCTTTTAAATTCCACGCCTCGTTTGCTGCCTTGAGGATTTCGTCACGCTCAATTGTCGTCATCTTAACGCCAGCAGCAAAGACGTATCCCGTCTCCTGCTGGCCGCCAAAGCCAGGATTAATTACAGGCTTCTCTACGGCGTCTATGATGGCCAGTGAAGAGTGAAATCCGTCTATTGATACTTCCTTCAGCCGATACTCTAACTCCCACCCATCGGGCGCAGACTTCATCTTCATGGCTTTTAAAACGCCCGTCTCAGATCCCTTCTCACGCTCAAGCATGATGATCGTATCTGCCGAACCCTCAAGCACGGTTGAACCACGGAGCGCCCCATTACCACCACGGCTCAAGTGATGGACAAGGGCGGTCGTTGTATTGAATTGTTGTTGAACCTCATTTTCGGCCTTAACGAATAGCGACATTTCTTTTTGGTTATTCTCGTCGGCGCCTGGGATAATCCTAGATACCGTGTCAAATACGACCATCATTGGCGCCTGCTTCATGCGCTTAATTTCCCAATCTATTGTTCTGAGCAGGCGCGACCTGTCTCCACCATCAATAAGGTTCATAGCATCTGGTATGACGAGATAATTCTCCTCGTCCGCCCTCACGCCGTGAAGCTTTTCATAAGCCGTCATGCGCGCGTCGTGGTCGTGTAGGCCCTCAGTAGTGACATAAAAGATGGGTCCGTGGGCATTGACTTTCTTACCAAGGAACTCTTCCTGTCCTGTGCAAATGGCCAGACAGGCGCCAGTAATGTAAAAGCTCTTGCCGCATCCAGGCCAACCACTAATGTAGTTTGATCCATACCTCTGAATGAGGCCCTCAATAATAAACTCTGCCGGCGGAAGAGCCTTTAAGTCAGACCGCCTAAAGACGCGAAAAAGACCCTCTGGTCGTGGTTCTTCTTTTGGGGATTCGCCTTCTTCCCTTTGGGCCTCTTTCTCACTCTGTGCCTTTTTATATTCAGACTGATAATTGGTCTGGAATATGTCCTGTTTTGGCATCCAAGGCTTTTGCGCCTCTTCATGGATCTTTGTGTCCCACTGACGCAGTGTCACCTTCCACTTGTGCTCAAAGAGCGACTTTCCGCGCCCTTCTTTTTCAAGGAGGACGTGCTTTGGAACGCCTATTTCTTTTAGCCTCGTCTCGACAAGATCGACGTATTCGTTAAAGCACCTGACCTTTGCCTCTTCAGACTCTCTTGGGTCTAGTATCGGACAGTCTCGATATAAGTCCAATATTGCCCGAAAGACCATGCGCGTCATGCGGTCTTCACGACCGTCAGTAATCTTCCCCCACTCGTCAGTCTGATGTTGTGGCGTCTCTGTCCTTATGCGCTCGCCAGATTCGTTTGTGGTGTGGCCGCCGTAGATCCTTGCCAGTTCGTCGAGCTCACGGCACAGCCAATCAGGCGCCTCCGGTATCTCAACTTCCCACGGCTCAAGTCCGTCTATCCACTCGTAGTTCTTACCCGACTCATGGACGGAAGGGGCAATGACTGCAAAGCCACCCTGTCCCCTTATGTCTACGCCAATTGACGTTTTAATTGTTGGTGGCGTCCAATCCTTCGGCGCCCTAAAAAGCATCTGTATGCCGCCGCCACCTGTTTTTTGTGTTGGCGCCTCAACAATTACGCCGGCATTGTTGTCTGCACATATTCCATCGAACCACAGTTGGGCTTCTCTGTTTTTGTAGGTGTCGAGATCAACAATAAAGACGCCCCCAGAACACATGCCAGTAAGGATACCAATATTAGTGACCCTGGAACTTGACCCTGCGAACCATTCATTGAATTGCTCCTGTGTTGATAGTGTATTTGTAAATTCTTTCCACGAAGTTAGTGCAGGGCGTTTCCAGTTTTTGCCTGTAGATGGCAGCATGGCTGGAACAACCTGCAATCCTAATTTGTGGTAAAGCTCTGCATATTCGCTGATGCCAGCGAACTCATCATCAAATATTGGTAACATGATTGTGCCTATATATATATTGACAGTTAAATTATAAATATTGTAAGTAATGAGAGTTTCCGATTGACATGGAAGCCTCCAACCTTAACGACGCCTAACTGGCGTCGTTTTTTTCTTCTTCTTCTATAAATCGCCAATTATCATATTTCATGCGGCGTATCATTGAACCAGTGATCAAACATAATTCCTTTTCAATATAATCTGCTATGGCATCAAACGCGTCGTTCCAGCCTTTTTCATATTCTTCAGATTTCATTTTAATTCTCCTTAACATTAAACTGACTTTTATATCCATACATTGCAATGAGAGCAGCTTCAGCGCGCCCGTCATGCTTCTTTAACTTAAACTTATCACTGTCTGGCCAAAGCATACGCGCCATTTCTAGTGATTGATTTTTGTCTTTACTTAATTCCAATTCTCGCTTCCACTTTTGTGGGCTTACCAATGTAGCCGATATGCCACACGCCGCGACCACGCCTCTAGCCACGCCGTATGAGCATCCGAAGTTGAAGGAGCTAGAGACTCCTTGTCCACTGAAGGAGTGAACGGCTTCAATGAAAGCAACGTCTGGATTATATTGACGAATAATTTTAGCAAGTTCATAACCATCGACTGTCTTTCCGTCTATTGGCATGTCATGAATACCGACAAGCATAGGGTGTGATGGGAAGTAAAAAGCACAAGCGCCTGTTAGTCCTGGGTCAATGCCAAGGATGCAGTTATAAGTCATAATCACCTTCTTTTTCTAATTCCTTACGGCATGGAGGTATCCACGCAAACCAAGTTATTGGAATATGATCTGGGTCGTCTTCTTGAAACAAATTCTTCTCCCATAACAACCAGCAATAACTTGTTGCAGTAGACGCATTTTTATCAACGCGGCCTTTGACCATAGGGACACGTTCGCTAAATTGATAAATGCCAGTTGGAGGTTTTTTAGAAAATATATTATTGTAACGACCAATGCCTTCTAAAAAAGACGTTCTAACAAGAAGGCAAAATCCTATACGCGATACACGCCAAGCCTCTTTTATAAATTGTTCTGCCAATCTAAAAGGGGGATTGGTTATAACCCAATCAAAGCTTTCATCTTCATAAGGTCTTTTTAAAAAGTCTAATACCTTTGTTCCTTCATAACCATAATCTTTGACATCAGATGTTTCTACATATTTAAATTGTTCTTTTAATGCTCGCGCCATGAATCCGCGATTGCACGCCGGCTCCAGGCATGTGTATGTGCTAGCATCGCCAAAAGTAATATTTACAAGAGCCCTTGTCGCCCACATTGGCGTAGGAAAATCGTCAAGACTATCTTTAGGCTCTTTACGTTGCGCCATTACGGCGTGAGAAGTGTTTTGCATATCGATCTCCATAAAAATAAAAAGGGGGCATAGCCCCCAATTATTACTGGTTATATTTTACTCCTCTAATTCTGGCCACTCATTATAAATTGAGCAAGCTCTTTGTATTGTGACACCTCTTCTCCACGCATTCCAATATCTAAAAATAACTTCCATTCTTTGTGGCGCGGTTGCTTTTTTAGATTTCATATCTATGAGATGCTCTCTAGCCTTCAAAATTGGATTTCCTGATTTTATATTTTCACCAGAAATTAATTTGAAATAAAATTCTTCCAGATGAGTAGTATTTACATTGCCAATTGCAATGTAGGAAGTGCATATAGGTGTTGCGCCAATTAAATTAGAAAACTTTTGATGACCAACAATTTTAATTGCATCATCTATCTTTTCTCTGTTATCAAAATATTCTTGGCGTATTATCTGTTTTGTCGCAGCAACAAATGATCCGCCGTCTTGAAAGCGGTTACATTTATATTGATAATATAATCTTGCAATTGCTGATGCGTGATTATAGTTTGGTATATTATCCATAGACAACAAATTTGCGACTGTTCTAGGCTTGCCCATATCAACAGTCATTCTACTTTTTCTTTCAGCTCCGAAAAATACGTTCGTTTCTATGGGATGATTTGCAAGTATCACTGCCAGAAGACGATGCTGTCCATCATTTAATTCACCATCTTTAGAAATAATTATTGACTCTCCATTAAGAGACCACATGCCAAATGAAATGTCATTGGCTATCGTTTTTACTAATGTATGATTGATTGTTCTGTTATCTGGGTTATTGCCGAGTATTTTTCTGGCGTCTTCAGGTGTGATTGTCATAATTGCAGAAAACGGAGCGTTAACTGATTTTTTTATATTTTCCTCAAAACGATTTGAGGCTATAATTTTATATAAGTCTCCCAATCTGTATTTTTTTGACGAGTATTCTTCTGTATACATAGACATACCAATCTCCATAAAATAACCCTACAGGCGCCCGCCGCTTGCAGGTTGGAGACACTACCGCGCAATATTAAAATTTGTCAATAAACTTTTTTTCAAAAGGCTTGACACCATAGGCCCACCCTATATGTTGTAGCTCCAAATCTAAATTGAGGTATACATTGATAAACAACGACCCTTTTGCCGCGCATGGTTTCGAGCATCTTTCCCCTTCAACCTGTAACTTGTTTGAGGCAAGTCCTGCTGCTTTTGTGCTTAACAAAGTATTAAAGCGTGGAGGTAAGGTTGGCGCCGCAGCATATCGTGGGACTGCGGTTGAGAAGGGGATTGAGCATGGCCTTATTACGGGTGCGCCAGTTAAAGACTGCATTGACGTGGCAAAGAAAGAGTTCTGGAGTCTCAACGCCTTATCGTCTGACCCGCGCCGCGACAAAGAAGAGGGGGCTATTGCAGACTTTGTTACGGTTGGTCTGGCCGAATTACTACCATATGGTAAACCATCGTCGACCCAGATCAAAATTGAACACGCCTTTGATGAAATTGCAGTGCCGTTCGTCGGTTATTATGATTTCCTGTTCAAAGATAAAATTGTTGTCGACCTCAAAACCACACACGCGTTGCCAAGTAAGATCAGCGCAAAACACGCGCGCCAAGTAAGTTTATATGTGGCCGCAGTTAGTGGAGCCACTGAGGGCCGCGTGACATATGTAACTCCAAAGAAGTCTGCGACTTATGCCGTCGATTCAGTTGACGAGCATTTAAAGGCTTTGAAGCGTATAGGAATGACGATTCAAAGATTTCTGTCCCTTTCGACAGACCCGCAGGAGCTTGCGTCATACGTTATTCCAGACACAAGCTCTTTTTACTTTAACGACGACGAGGCAAGACAGGCCGCGTTTGATATATGGGGCGTATGATGACAACCACGACACCAGTAGAACAATTTGGATACTTGCTTTTGCAAGATGTAGACTTTGAAACGAATTTTGTTTTGATAAAAGCCAATAAGATATTGTCAATTAGAAATGCTCTTGATGAAGAGGACAAGCCATATTCGTATATTGACGTAGGTTTGGATGATAATTACGCCGTCCGAGAGTCTTTTGAAGAGATTCTAAATAAGTTGGAAGCAATTCATCCATCGCTTCGTTAAACGGAATTTGCCGCAACGGCAGAAGGTAAGCGTCAAACCAGATTGGCGCACAATGGAGAAAAGTTATGTCAGCATTTGGTGGATTTTTCGATGGCGTCGGCACTGGCGGCGTAGACTTTTTGCCTATCGTTAAATTTGATTCGCGCAGCGGGCGTATTTCGCGCCGCGATCGGAATAACGGGGAGACTACAGAAGTTGATATCACGAAGAACTTTAAAGCAATCATCGACTTCCCAAATGTGGAAGTTGGTTTCATCAATTTCGCTACCGGCGGCGCTCCAGACTTTCGTATGGTTCGTCTCTCCGACGGTGTTTCTATCGATAATCCTGGTGATGGTTACAAGCGCGGAGTCCGCTTCGTTGTTAAACTTGCAAAGGAGTGTGGTGGTGACGTCAGAGAGTTTGCCAGCAATGCCGCTGCGTTCTTGGACGGTGCTAAGAAATTAGCTGACGCCTATAATGAAGGTGTTAAGTCTAACCCTGACAAATTGCCAGTTGTTGTCCTCAAAGACGCAGTGGCAAAAACATCGGGTGAAGGGGCCCGTAAGTCGACGAATTACGTTCCTGTATGGGAGATCACTGGATGGGTGCCTCGTCCCTCTGATCTAACGTATAAGCCGCGTAATTCGTCGGCCTCTTCTTCTGAAGCATCTGCTTCTTCAACGCCACCATCAACTGGCTCAACAAAAGTTTCTGCGCCGGCTGATGATGATATGGACTTTGGATAATTGACCATTACGCGAATCCCTAAGTTCGCGTAATATGGGGTGTGGCGTATTCTGCAAAGCCGCGTCACACCCTTAAATACACAAGGACAGACAATGCGTTTTCTTTTAACTATGAATATGCCATCTTACGGTGGCGCTTTGGTTCATCAGATCCAGGCGGAATATCCGGTAGATAATTTGTCTGAATTTGTAGATGTTCTTACCAATAATGATTTTGTCATTGTTGAAGAATATTACAAAGACCAGCAAACCAAAGAATCATATAGCAGAGGAAACGTAGCAATTAATTATAAATATGTCGGTAAAATTAAAGTTCTAAACCAACAGGAAAGAGATTGATATGAAATATGATGTAGCATTGAGAACCGCCGCAGGGCTATTAACAGACCGTGGTGAAAGATATGGCGCGCCAGACGAATGTTTTACAAGAATTGCAAACCTGGCGTCTGTATTTTTTAATAGACAAGTTACAGAATATGAAGTTGCAATGATGATGCATTTTGTAAAACTTGGCCGCGCAATGGAGACAAGAGACTATGTCGACAACTATGTCGACGGGATTAATTACCTGGCGTTTGCTACGCAGTTTTCTGGCGCATCAAAGACAGATCCAGTATCCGTTCCTGACGAAGTAGGAATACGCGGCGCGGCTATGCCTTCTACTATTTCTCAATTTGCGCCAAAGCGCAGCCCAAAGGCGATAAGCGAAGACGCCTTGCGTCAGGCAATGGACGCAGTGTCCGCAGAATTGGATATAGTGGAGAAATAAAAAATATAGGGGGCCTTAACTGGCCCTCTTTTCTATTATTGAGGTTGATATGAAAAAGTTAAAAGTAAGCGACATTATACGTCAGGAGTCGGAACGCACTGGCGTCTCTATCGAAGACATTATTAGCAATAAAAGAACTGCGGAATTATGCCACTTGCGGCATTATTGCATGTGGCGCGCAAAAATTGAAACTGGTTTGTCTTATCCTCAAATTGGCAGGTGTTTTGGAAATAAAGACCACACAAGCGTCTTGCACGGCGTAAAAAAAATTGAGGCTATGCCGCTTGAGCAACGACGT